AAGGCACCAGAGACACTATCAGCTACAGCTACCTGTTGTTTTTGTGCTTCAGTTAGTTCTCTGGTGAGGTCTATCTCTTTTTCTATGACTTTATTCTTAGCATTAGCATGTTTTACAGGGTCTTCTGGTGCAGCCATTCTTGATTCAATATACGCTTGCATATTAAGATGCATCTGATACTCTTGATCAGTCATTTTAAGAACTGCTTGACTAACTTTAGCTCTAACAGCAGCAGCGTCAAGTATATTCTTAACCCTTATCTTTTGCATTTCCTCTTCAAGTTCCTGCTCTTCTTTATAGTAAGCAGTAATACTGTCCTTGGCTAATTTTAATTTCTCAGCCTCAGATTTTGCCCTAGCTTTATTCTCCTCAAGTAAAGCATTAACCCTAGATTGAGCTATCTCTTCTTGCATCTGCTGTTCAGCTTTAAAGAAGTCAGTAATTCTCTGTTCTCTTTGTTTAGCTAAAACGTCTTGTTCGTATAATAGTGTTTTTTCTTCTTCTAAAGTATCTAGGTAAACTTGTTTTTCACGTTGTTGTTTCTCTAGTGTGGCAGTTATCGCAAGGTATTCCTTTTTAATTGGTGCTAACCTAGCTTTAATACCCTCTTCTGACATTTTTATTTTCTCAGCAGACTCCCTTGTCTTATTCATAAGTTCTAATTGGGTAGTAGCTTGAGTTATTGATTTAGCTATGCTCTCATTATAACCCTTTAATACAAGGTCTTCACCTTTTAATTTAGCTATTCTTGCTTTTATATCTTCTAAGGCTTCAGTAGCTTTCTTCTGGAAGTCCTCTACTTCTTTACCCGCCCGAATAAATGGGGCAATAAGTCCTGTACCAATAGCTAAAGCAGCACCAGCAATAGCACCATATGGCCCAAAGAAACCTAGCAACTGAGAACCCTGTTGTCCCAGAGCTACAGCAGCATTAGTTCCACCTTGTATCTGCACTGCAAGGTCACCAACTTGATAACCGGCTTGTTGTGCAAGGACTTCCATCCTTCTCATGCCTTTACCTGATGCAGTAGTAAATCTTAACTGTTCATTAGTAGCCTCTTGTATAGACCTTGAGTACTTCATTACAGCACTCTGAGCCTGTCTGGTATTTCCTGTAACCTTTCCAAGCTCTTGATACATTTGAGCTAGGCCACGATTGTACGCCTTGTTACTGATGTTTCCTTTACGAAGTTCCAACTGCATCTGAGCAATTTTCTTCTTCATGTTATCAAACATCCGTATTCCTCTAGAGACATCACCTGTCTCTACGTTTATACCAATGTTAATATCAGAAATGTCAGCCATTCATTGTACCCATAAAGACTACATCAACACGTTTTATTGCTTCTATCTCCCAAGAAGACAATGGTGTATCTGTAAGCTCCTTCCATGTTTTTATTTCTTGATAACTTATCGGGTTTGGGCCTGAGAACCCCATCGTTCTACTTGCGTTTAATACAATAAAGGCAGACCAAACATGAGACATAAGCAATGGGAAGTCGGGGCCATCTAATGCTTTTGGTCTGTGTCCAGTCTGCCTTTCTACTTGTTCTAAGTGTTCACGTTCTGATGTGCCTGACTTATCTGGTCTACTTATAGAGAACTCATGCTCTGCGTAGTCAACCAGTTCTTCAATCAGGCCTTCGTAAAATCCAGAGAGTTAGCTACTGCTTCCTCAATCTGATCTCTTATCCAGAATACTTCAGCGTAAATCTCTTTGGCCTTAGCGATAGAGAACTTAGGTTTAGAACCACCATAAGTAATCTTCCAGCCTTTAGTAGTTTTAGCAAGTAAGTCTAAGGTAGCGTCCTCTAGGTCTTCTGCTGTAATCTCTACCTTCTTCTTATTCTGTGCTTGCTTCAGACGTTTGTTGGTTTGCTCATGTACAGCAGCCTTATACTCTTTGGAATGTGGTGCATATACAGTGATAACCATTGGTGTATCGTCATCATTATTCAAGACATCAAAGTTAGTAGGATGTACAATAGTGACATCTACAGTGTCGCTAGTCGGGGTTAAATCTAGTAAGTCCATGTCGAGTTTCCTTATCGGGGTTAAAAGTTGTCGGGTTAGTAATTAAAGGGGAAGCATCAGACCCGACACCAATGCCTCCCCACCCTAGCTAGGGAACTTATGCAGAGCGAGTAATAACTAAGTTACTTGCGTCTGTTGTGTTGTAGAGTGCTACGAATGACATAGAGATGACACGGCTAGTTGGGCCATCTACACCCACGTCTGCACTGTTAATCTTAGCCCGTGGGAATGCGAACTTCATAGTATTGCTACCATCACCCACAGTTACCTCAAGCTCAGTTTCAGTCTCATTCAAGAAGCGGTTAATTAAAGCTGCATCCTCAAAGTAAGCTGAGATAGTGCCTTCGACTTCTGCACGACCAACCTCTAACTGTGGCGCACTATCGCTACCAATTACGAAGGTAGGTGCGAAGGAGTTAGTCAGAGTGAAGTCCATACCAGTTACGATAGCTGCTGTAGAGGGTGTACCATTGACGTTACCGATAGCTAATGTACCTGAGTAGGCATCGAATGGAGCAGCACCTGATGCAGCGTTCTGTGTCTTCTCAGTAGCACTCATGGTCATGTCTTTACCAACCATACCGTAGGTAGCTGTTACCATCTGGTTAGGGGCTAGAGAGATACCCATAGTAGAAACTGTCATGCCTGTAAACAAACGAGCTTGGTCGATGTCAGCAGCATAGTCTTCGATAGAGAAGAATTTAGGTGTTGTACCAACCTTAAGGACGTTAGTTGACCAAGTATTAAGCATAGCTGATTCTAGGAATGCATCATAGTCAGCATCACGTAAGTCAGCTACAATGTCACCAGCAGCTTGACGGTTACCATGACGGTCAACACGGGGCATACGATCAGATTGAATATCAGTACCAGCTACACGATCCTTAGTTAAGTTCAAAGAGTGTGTGCTGAAGGGTAAGTTTGTGAAGTTACCAGCAGGAGTCGTGCCAAATGTGCTTTCCACAATGAACGATAGGCTGGAACGAGAACCTTGTGCGAAGGCCATAATGTATTCTCCTAATTATTATAAACGTACCATCCGATATTAATCGGAACGTAGTACCAAGGCGCATCTAAGAAACCTTGCTGTCTTTCAGCGTAGTCAATAGATACAGTTATTGTTTCATCCCCAGAATAGGAGATTTTAGTAGTTGCTTCAAAAGCCTCTAAGATAGTATTAGCTAAGCTATCAGCAGCAGCGGGGCCATTACCTTCTGGGGTGTAGGCAGTTACAACAAACACACCATCGTATCTCTGTTGTGGGTTTAAACCTCTTACAGCGGGTCTGCGGAGTGTCGGGAGAAAATTAGTTTGTAGGTAGCTTGTACCTGTTGTTGGGCTAAATGAGACATTCTCATAAGCTATCCCCGTAGGTAAATTAGAGGTATTAGCTAACTTGTTCTCAAGTGCTGCCCGTATGTCATTATAGATACTAGCCATGAATGTTTCTCACTTGAGTATAGACGTAATAACCTTGTCTCTTCCAGTTAGGCCCACCGTACTCTACTGCCTGAGAGTGAGGGCTATCATTACGAAGAGTAATCTTTGTGGTATCAGATAAGTCTAAAGCGTTAATATCTTGCACTAGATTATCTAGGCCCTCTTGACGCATTGATTGTTGGTTTTGTTTCTTAGGTTTATTACGAGAGGATTTACCACGACCCCTAGAGCTTGTATTAGTCTTAAAAGAGTGTGAGGTAACATAAGCACCAGTATCCACGGGAGATAACCTAACAGTTGTTTGTGCTATATCTACTAGGATGTCTCTAACCTTATCTTCAGCGGTTTGTTCAAGTAAAGCCAATTTCTGTTTAAGAGAGGGATTAACCTTGAGTGTTGCTTGTACAGCCATTATTCTCTCACATCACACAAGAAACAAATCTTGACCCCATTAGAAAATATAGTAACAACAGAAATAACATTAACTGTGTCACCGTTACCAATAATCTGATCTTCGTCATCGGGTTCTACTGCCAATCCTAAAGCTGGGACTACGCATTTACGGGTGCCTCTGCGGATCTCATCTACGTTAGCTATGATACCTTGATCGTAGTTGTAGAAGTAACCTTCAAAGCTGTAGTCGGTTGTAGCTGAACCTGTCACTGACCCAGTAGTAGGATCGTAGGTTCCTGCTGTAGTCTTTTTGCGTAGAGTAAGCGGCTCACCAAACTCCTCTACCATCTTGAGTAGGTTATAACCTCTTGAGAATGCCATTACCTACCCCTTAACTATAATCGTAGTCATCACCACTGTAACTTGGTGGGTTCTTGAATCTATCCCTACGGAAGGATGGTGGAACACGATCTGTATCTTGCCTTACAGCATCTACTCTAGCTATACTAATACCACCAGCAACTACACCTACACTAGCTCCAGCCTTCTTACCGTTAAGCTCAAGGTCTAAAGCTAGTTGAGTGTACTGATTAGCTAGGTCACTGTAGTTAGCACTCAGAGCGCCTGACAGGTTCTGTGTGACCCTACGAGAGTATTGTGCAGCGATTGTTCTGGCAGTCCAAGCACCAGCTTGATAGATGTTGTCACTGGTCTGGGATAGAGCAAAAACTATTTCTTCATTCTGAACTTGTTGGTCGGTGGTGTCAGTGTCCCCTACAAGGAGCCGTACAGAGTTCAAACGCCCAGAGGCTGTACCTGTACCTAAATCAGTTGCATCATACGACCAAGCCATTCTTTAAGTCTCCATGTGACCATAATTTCTACGCCAGCTACGAATAAGCCCACGCTGTTTATCAACTATCTTAGACTTTTTACACTTCTTCTTTTGGAACTCAGCGTCAGATTTAGTCTTAGAATTTACTTTATCGTTGATACTATCGACAAGGCCATGTAGTCCCTCTACATCTAGTTCTTCTAATCCATCACCAACTTTACGTTCTATTTCAAATTCTGAGTTGTGATAGATAAAGCCTTCTCTGTACAAGATTAGTGTCTTCTCTTCAGTTACACCAATCTCTTTCCATTTAAACTCATCGCCCCTCTTTAACTGTCTGCCCCAAGATTGAAACGGGCGCTTAACAAAGACTGGACGGTCTAGTTGAAATGGCATCTTTTCTTGTCGGATCATTGTACTACCTTTCGTCGGGAAGGATGGCAGGGGCCATTACTACAGCCCCCACCAAGGTAAATTAAGCTACAGCGTTGATGAACAAGTAACCCAAGTCAGCGCCTACGACTTTCATATCGTAAGACATTTTAACTTGGATCATTTCAGCAATCTGCTGACGCTTCAGAGCATCGTCTGAGAATGACTCAACTGTGATACCCAAGTTGTTTACACCTTCAAGGTTGTTCCAAGCAAAGGTCAAACCTGCTGCTGGTGACATAAGACCAGCATTTGATGGGGTGTAGCACAACAGAGCATTCTTACCACCGATAAACGCATTGCTTTCTGCAACACCTTCAACAGATGAGTTCTTGACAGCTTCCATGACGTAGAAGTTCTCTACCTCAAAGATCTCAGCCAGTTTAGCATCAGTTACCAAAGCT